TCAGACTCATCAGATCACTCTTGTCTTCTCGTGTCCAACTCTGATACGTGGATCGCACCATATCTCAAATCCTGCTTCGATAGCATCGAGACAGAATGATACATCCTCTCCACACATATCCTGCACTTCTCCACTCTCAAAGACTTGCATCTTTGGAGCAAACCATGGATACTTCATACCAGAATGCTCAAAGACTCCGTGCTTAAGAAGTAACCATCCAAATCCTGCATAATCTACAGTAAATGGTTTGCGACGCTTCGAAATACTCTCCCCAGTCTCATGATTCATGACTCCACCATTATTACGGAAATCATCCTCTTCCATCCAATGTGCAACTGAAGTGGTCTTACCATCCTCTGTCATATACCATCCACTCGCAATGTCTTGGTCCATCAAAACTAATTGCCAAAACTTCTCAGATGAAAATACAATGTCACTATCAATCCATAATTGCCAATCATACTGCAACTTTCCGTCCCATGGAATTTGATCCGGTCCTCGCAATACATTCGCACCTAAACACTTACATCTGGCAAAATTTACCATCGAACTGTAATCTTGCGAAATCTGAATACTTGCTCCTGCCTGTACTAAATCAAAACAAAGTTGTACAAAGTTTTTGAGATACGTATAAGAAACTCCTCTACCTGGTAAACAAAAGACAATGGACTTGCCTTTTACCATTTCCTTTGCCTTCGCATAGTCCCATTCTGGACCACTCTCAGATGGTTTGGGTGTCTTTGCTTTTACTGTAAATCCTTTAGCCATAACTGTAAATGAACTTCTTCACTATCATAACACTCTATCTATACACCGTCAAGACCCCTCAAATCTCTTCGAGATCCTTAATAATAATACAATCATTCTCTACCTCGATATTTACTTCTGTTCCCTCGTACCACCCCTTCTCATCACATATCCATTCCGGTATTGTGATGACATGTTCCCCACTTACTGGGTCGATCTCTACAGTCGTAAAATTTTCTGCGGAATTTTTTTGCATATCTTTGAATCCTGTATCCGTTTTTTATATATGAAAACTTTTTTTTATTAGAGTATTATTGAGAACGGACTTTGGGTCGTTTATAGCTTAAAGTAGTAGGGGGGTTTTATATACGGGGCACGGCAACGCATAACATAAGGGGGGCATATACCCCCCACTGCTGTTTACGAACGAATGCCCATATCTATCAACTGCCTGCGAACTCCCCTTCTTACTTGATTCATAGCATGAGGGCATGATGGTGATGATGGGGCAGTATATGTAAATCCTACATAATGCCTAAAGACTAAATGTGTCCTTTGACGTTCTAAGTCATAACCCATAGAATCCATGAAGATGCGAACTTCTTTTTTGTATTTCATTGGAGAAAGTAAAGAGAAAAAAAACGAGAGAGTTGATCAACTCTCCAGAACCCAGGTTCCCAGTTCACCAGCATCTAGACGTTCGTTCATCAGTTCCCAGTAAGGGGAGGCAATGAACGCATCCAGCAATCCCAGGTGATGAACGAACCGCAAACCCTGTAACCAGGAAACGGTGCCATCCCATTCAGCAGAGGTGAGAAACTCATCCCAGATAAGGTCAGAACGCATGAGGTGCTTTGCTTGGTTCCTCCATATTCTACAGCATCGCACCCCCCTGCCAACCCCCTGAACGATAAGGGTTGCTGATGAGGGTGATAAGATTATTTGTCTACACTTTGGAACTTATTGTTGCTGAAATTGGCATAACTGAATTGCTCACGATTGACTAACTTAAATGTACCGAACTCATTGGAGTAGACATAACCCTCACCACCGATTGGAGTTTGTCCGATGTATGCCTTCGGTCCATTATTCCGACAGAGATAGATAGCGTCCTCTTTAATCGACTTAACTAACAACCAGAAACTGATGAGATTCTCATTCATAAAGGTAGAAGCAATCACGGGACGATTCTCACGGATACAGGAATTGAGTTCCTGTTTAATAAGTACGGCATCCTTATCTGATACAAACTCAACGTTCTGTGCCATTACCTTAGCAAAGGCAATTACGTCATCTAAGTCATGGAATCTCTTCAGACCATCATCATACAAACCAGACGCAATCGTTGCCCTAGGTTTCACGAACTTGCAATAGAATGTGTCTGTAATAGTGAAGTTCATCGGGTGTGCGATTGCATCCCTTAAATCACTCTCTGCTGTGTAATACGTATGAGGGGCAATGATAATCTCCTCCTCTATAATATTATCGAACTGATAGGTGATTGTGTTCGGTGTATATTCATCAGACCCACCGAATCCGATAAAGTCACCCTGAAAGATGCCGTCAGTTAGTGGAAGATAGTCATAGCACTTATGAAGAATATTAGCAACATTGCCTGTGTGGTTCCTATCAATATCCTGATGCGATTCGTTGATTTTGATCTTTACTTTGTTAAAAACTGACTTAGTACCAACGAAGAAATTACCCGTCGCAGGATTCTTTCCCCATACGATTGCAGGTGCTCCGTCCATTTTCACTGACAGATTGCCTTCGTTACGTAGACAATCAAGAGCACTTAAATCACCAGTGAGAATGGAATCTTCGGGATGTTCGATGTGCTTATTTTGCATTTAGAGAATGATGAGAATGAGAATAATTGAGTAGAATTGGGCATAGATTGATGCCCATTCTTTTTTGGTTTTAATCATGCAAGACGCATCCCGTCAAAGAAAGGAATTGGAGAACCTTGATAGTTAACGAACCACTGAAAGTTCTTTTGAAAAACATATTCACCGTCCATTCCGAAGGCAGAAAGTAAAGCATTCAAACGTGACTTTGTGGTCTTTGATTGATAACCACCGTCAAAGATCTGAATCCAGGTATCACCAACGGTTGCGATTTTGTTTCCGTGGAGGTATACATCAGAGGTGCCCTCCCAACCGGGGATAACAGTCGTATTGGCAGATGACCAACGTTCGTCGTTCTGAACTGCTGTGATCATCTGGGTTTCGATTTTACGCATGAGAGGCAGGTAGAAAGGTCTGAGAGGTGTGGTGAGGTGCTGTCCCCTCCACTTCTATACAATACACGATTTTGAGGTCTGTGCCGGAACCTTGTGCCACCTATCCGATTGTCCCACCCATCATGGTGCTGTATTGTGAGATGGGAAGGACTTTCATCAGCACGTACTCAAAATCATCTTTGATTTCTTCCTTGTAGGCATCTGCCGTTGATTGACAGTCAAAGAGACGAAGAGAATCGAAGAACTCTCCTTCATAATGCCCATCAAGATAATGACCACCGATAACGGCAATGCATTTGCATTTTGGTTCGGTCATGGTTTCGTTGTTCATACTGTTAGTATCAGTTACCGAAGAATTCATCGTGACAATCAGCAACGAAATCTATCAGTTCATCGGTGCAATTAAGACCGAAACGATCACATACCCAATCGACACACATTTCAAGATCAGGCATCATCTCCAGCATGTAGTTTGCGAGGTCTGAAGCAATCTCTTCCTTGAGACGGTTCATATCATTTTGCATGGCATAAGTGCAGGGGTCGGTGTAAGTTTGCATTTGGTGAATTCCTTTGACCCTTCTACAATACACGATTTTGGGGTCTGTGCCGTGACCTTATGCCACTTTGTCCAACTGTCCACTCGCGGCCGACCGGTTTGTGTTACTTAGTGTGAGGTGAGTTAATAACTGTAACCCAGTTGCTTGGAGGTGATAGTTTGTTCGATACTTTCACCCATTGACCTTTGAAACGAACGAGAGTAAATTTCATCAGTAATCAGTGTTTCCGTTAATGTAACCTTCTACGTCAAACTTCTTATCATCTTCATACTCTTCCTTATATTCAATCACATCATAAATCTCACCCGGCATGTCATTAATCTCAGAGAAGATGTCAGTGTCGAAAGTGTCGTAATCCATTTGAAAAAAAGTGTTAGTTAGTGAGAGTTGAGTAAGGGTTACTTAGTCTATAAGTTCTTTCATCATTTCGTTTACTTCTATTCCGTTGATATTAACATCGTCCCACTTACATCCGTCTGGTGTTTCTTTACTACACTCTAAAATCATACTTACCATATGACCATAAGTTCCACCATCCCTGGCAACATCACATGCAAGTTCATACAAACCAGGATCATTTCCGATCCAGAGAGCAACATTCCAGGTTTCCCAATTCGTCCAACCGTTGTAACCTTG